CTGCATAAGCTGACCGGTTTCCTCATCGAAGTAAATGTTATCCATTGCGTGATCCCACTCTTCGAACTGCTCAGCGATGTTTCTGCCTTTCTCTTTTCGCATGTTAATAAGTTCGTCATGAACCACACGTCTCCAGGATCTCGCAATTTCCATGCGGCTCTGAGCAAGAATATTATACAGACCATTCTCAGTCACAAAATTGACGGAACGTCTCTGACCTGCTACTACTAAAGGTAGTTTCAGCTTCTCGTCCTCCTCGCACATCTCAAGCATTCTCCACTCGTTACCACTGCTGTAGCCGATAGCATGACTAATATCTTTTGCCTTGAACAATGGAGCGTCCAGATCTCCATACACGTTAAGGCGCTTTCCTCCAAACGAAATACTTCCAGCAATTTTAATCTCTTTACTCATCTCTGTTTGTTCCTTTCTCTTTGTAATTTAACATCCATAGCCTTCTGCAACTCTTCTGGTGTAATATTAAAAATGGACTTAAGGAATTCCAGGCAAATATAAGCATCTGCCATCTCTTCCAAAAGTCCAATTCTATTATCATACCCTCGAATCTGTTTACTGATTGCCTGCGTAAGCTCCGCAAACTCTTCCATGGCAATCGTACACTTTAATTTCCACGACTGACTCTCAACGCTTCTTCTGATAATTCTTCGCCGCTCTTTATCCGACAACTCGATGTTGCTTTTCATGCACTGGATAAATCTATTTCGATCCATTGGCTGCCTCCATCCGAGCTTTAGCAGCTTCTTTACGCTCCTTATACTCGGCTTCATCGATCTCAGCAAAGCCTTTCGGAGCTTCTTTGAAATATCTGTTGATTGCCACCTTTTCCATAGACGGAGTGATTACGTACAGAATTCCAACGGTATCATAATCACCTTTCGCCGGATCTACAAGAAAATCCTCCGTATAAATTTTAAAAGCTCTATCAGCCGGCATATATGGCATAGTGATTGGATACAGTTCATCCATAACAGTATCAATCAGTCCGCTGTGGTACTGAGCATCCGGACAGTTGATGTTCACGCCGTGATAGCGATCCACGTCTCTGTACTTAACTGTTCCATCAGCATACACGTACTTAAATAAGGAAGACATGCGTTTGCACTGATAGTTACACTCTTCTCCCTTCAGACCGCTCATATCAGAAATATCACTCCATACCTCGTCGGTATCCTCAATTGGAAGAAGTGGCTTGTTGTTGATGAGACGATTCAGAATAGCCTTAGTCAGACCAATGCTGAAACCGGAATGACCGTCCTCGCACAGAGAGTTAAAAGCTTTCAATGCACTTTCATAGCACGCGCAACCATAATCCCATTCTCCATCTTTTCTGTCCGGCTTCTCATGGCGGCAGGCAATAGCTACCTCATTTTCAGCCCAACACTCCAGATTAGATTTTTCGCGGCAGGAGCCAATAGAGCGGTTACGGTCATCTATGTACTCATTTGCAAATATCTTTCTGCAATTTCCGCCAAATGCCTCCACGATTTCCGGCAGATTGTCGTTTACAGCATCGAAGATCAGTCCGTGCTCTTTACACCACTCCACCGCCTCTTTGGTCTGCTCCTCGTTTCTGGATGTCCAAAGGATCAGTTTTTCTCCGTTGGCCTGTCTTTTTTTCAGATACTCGATGAGTTCCTCGTTCGGCATACCGATCTCCGGCCACTTGTTCTCGCATAAAGTACCATCAAAATCTACAGCAATAATGTTCTGTTTCATTTCTAAATTCTCCTTTCAATTTTCAAGCCATTCATTATCTATATAGTAAAAACCAAATACACACAGTCCGATAACAATTATCCAAATCGCCCAGAATAACCATAGCTCCCAATCACTTTCCAAATAATCAATAGTTTCGTCAATGGTGCTATTTTCATAAAATGAAGAATTGTCAGATATGGTTTTATCCCGTAATTCGGTAAATATGGTTCCGGTATATTTCGTGGCAACTCCATAATATTTATGCCGGACATGGCTAGATTCTTTTATAGTGTCAATATGTTCGGTACTTGGAAACTCTACCTTATTCGATGGAAAGACATGTCCTAAAAATGTAATTTCCGAACATCTTTGTTCTTCGCTACCAGCATAATCCCAAGACCAATAAGTTTCTGTTCTGGTATGTGTCTTTCCTTTGGAATCGGTTGTAGTGACGGTTCGTGTATGCATATTGTAATGTTCCTCTATTTTTTCTATATACATATACTCCCCGTTAATTTCTGGATATGAAACAGTATCCACAGCCTTCAAATCGCCATAAACGAACGCATAACCGATGTTGGTTCTCATCCCATATTCAAACAGATCAGAGCTTTCGATTTTAATAGCTTTATTGTACTTTTCATTCCGATCCAGAATATAGTTTGAAATTCTCCCAGAAATCACAAAACCAATGAGAAGCATCATTGCGATTATGGATATACTTGCCAAAATCTCACGCTTAGTAATTTCAAAATCTCCAAAATCAAAGCCTCTACTTCCCATGATATCAATCTCCAAATAAATTTTGAGGTGCATCTACATGAGCACCATAATCAAGGTACTTATACTGCTGCGTTTCGTATCCCAAAATATTTAAAAAGAATCGAGTAGGAAATTTTCTAACATAGCGATTGTATTCTTTAATCTGCTTGTTATAATTTTCTCTATACTCGGCGATTAAATTTTCAGTAATGGATAACTCATTCATCAGTTCCTTGTAATTTTCATTGGATTTTAATTCCGGATATGCCTCTGTAACAGCAGCGATTGCTGTAGTTACATTTTCAATACTTGTTGCTTTCCCTCTACCTTCAACAATAGCAGTAAGAGTTTCGGCCTCATGCTTATCATATTGCTTGACACAATCCGCAAGATTATAAACAAGATCGACTCGTCTTTTTTCCTGCACTTTGATATCTGAATTAGCAGTGTTGACCTGCTCTTCCAAAGCAAATGCTTTGTTTTGTGCTCCCTGTACTCCAAAAATGCACATAAAAATAACAGCTACAATTCCAGCGGCTACGATAAATACCTGTTTCCAATTTTCTTTAATTGTTTTCATCTTTACTTGTCCTCCTTAATGATCCCGATAAATTCCACCCGCTCTTCTGCCAGACTCACAAAATATCTTTTCCCTTTATAATCGACGATGTCGCCCTCGTACTTATAGTTCTTGTCCGGCTCCGAAGCATACGCCAAGATGTTTATTTTTGTTGTTCTGTTCATAGCTCCTCCAAATATCAAGCTCCAGATTGCATAGCTGATTGATCCGCATACTGCAATGTCTGAATTTTTTTCTTCATATTGTCCAAAATATACTCAACTGTAATTTTCGTTGTCTTCGCCAGTTTTATATATTTGGAATGTTCCTCATACCATTTGAATATCTCATAGAGATTTCCACTCTGCCAACTGAATGACCACCAGTCACAAATCATCTCAATAATATAGTCATACGGCATTTCCAAAATAGTCTCCAGTTCACCGTTTTCCATATCGTCATGGATAAGCACCCAGTGCTGCCAATGATGTGGATTCCGGTGAATGTGAAGTAACCATGCTCTCTGATACCGTTGTACGACTTCATAAGAGCGATTATTTCCATAGAAATATGCATCATATGCGTCATATTCATCCGGCTCATTCTTAGACTGATCGTGGGCAAATTCTGTATTCCACCCAACGGCGAGTGTATTTGTCATAAGTCCCGGTAAATTCTCAGAAAGCCAGTCGAACCCTCTTTTCACATTAGCTCGATGTCTGGCTAAATATTGATCGTACTGAAAGCTCACTTTTGACCCTCCTTCTTTTTCTTTGTTACCAGCTTTTCATAAAGTTCTCTCGCTTCATCTCCCTGGAAAGCGTTGATAATCTCAACAGACTGATTCATCCGTTTTCTTCCCACAACCATTACTCCAGTGTCGTTTTTGTTTGAGAAATCAACACTAACTAATATACTATCTACCATTTTCAGCCTCCTTCCAGTAAACAGGTTTATCCGAATTGGCATTCATCGGCTCTGCCAAACAGTCGTTACACGGATCAAATTTTTCTTCGAGATCCTTATGCTCGCAGGTTTTGCAATAGGTTTTGAAATCAACCTCTTTGTAAATATTTTCCATAAGCTATTCCTTTCACATATAGTAGCGGAGCCAGATCGCATACCATATCTGCTCGTATGTACAGTTGGATAATAAGGTTTTAAATTCCTCCTCCGACAGGGATTTTATCCGAAATGACATAACCCGCAAAAATATAATAATGTTCCTAAGAGCTTCTATCATCTGTGTCACCTCCGCTTTACGCTGCCATACCAGATGACCGCTCAAATGATATGGGCTTTTTATTGATCCATTTAGTTTCATTAAATGTTTTCTTATCTTTCAATGCTTTGCTGATAGCAAGATCAATACCAGACCTGGATTTCAAATGATAGTAATACAGATCTGTATATGGCGTATTCATCCTGTCTATTCGACCAGCAGACTGCGCCATAATCTTATACGAATAATTCTGAGAATAGAATATAATCGTGTCCGTTGTAATGCAGTTCCATCCTTCAGCCCCGGCATTGTACTGAACCAAATATACCCATGCATCGCTAGTCGGCACTGGCTGATGTTTGTGGCCGTTCCACTCTCCGACTTCGTATCCAGAGAATATCTCTTTCAGAAGCTCAAGCTCATAATCGAAATTGTAGAATATAATCGCTTTCGGATGCTTTTCCACAATTTCAAGTAAAGCTATTTGTCTGGACTGATCGGTGTTTACAATCTTTCTCCATACATAGCACAGACCGGCAGCATTGATAATTGGTTCTTTTTTAAACGGGTCCCATCTGGTTTTTCCGACATCTTTATACCTTTCGATATTGTACTTGACATAAATATCCTCATGGTGCGAAACCGTCTGGCGCTTAAAATCCATATTCACCAAGATTTTGTTTCGCAATCGAATCAATCTACCAGTATTCAAATATCGGTCAACTTTAGGAAATTTGCTGAAACGACTATAGACTATATGCTCCCTTGTAAATTCGCTTCGGTTTTTATAAAATCCATTAGCCACAAACACTGGAATATAATCCTGCCAGGTATCGCCAGGTGTTGCGGATAACAGTATCCACTCATTTACCTTAGCTATTTTCAAGAATGCTTTAACCCATGTTCCAGAGCCTATAACACGCTGCTCATCAAATATAAAGAAGGCGTCCTTAACATCTGCATACTTCTTGATGTTATTCCAGGAATCAATCACAACCTTATTGGTATACAAGTTCTCTTCTTTATTCGTTGATAATAGAAACGGTGAGAGTTCTTCTTCCCATTCAAAGGTGTCTCGTTTCCTGGCAGTTGTGATAATGTACAAATCTTTAATGATTGTATCGTCCATTGGAACATACTCATCTGTTCCAAGCTCCCCGCCACTTCGAACATAATAGTAGGCCAGCGAAGTTCTGGATTTTCCACTACCAACACCACCACAAAGTATGCAGCCATTTCGCATTCGTCGTACAGCCTCTTCCTGGTAGTCCCGTAATTCTACGCCAGCCATCACACACCTTTCGTGACGAATCCGTCTTCTACCTCGACTGCATAACCGTCACCATCCAGATCCGCTTTTGGACCATACAAGAGCATACAGGTTGTGATGGTTTCATCACTCTGATTCTCTGAATGATAGAACTCATACAGGCAGTCCAGCACTTTTTTAGTGATAGATAATTTACGGCAATCGTATACGACTTTGCTTAAATCTAAAACACCCATGATTTTAGCGACATTGTCATAAAGCTCGCTGATTCCGCATGTACACTGCTCTTTTGAAATAGAATATCTTTTTTTCATTCGTCATCACCCTTTCCAAATAACTTGTTAATCTGACGGAGCATTCTTCTTGTACTCCATACATCTGAGAAATACATAGGCGTATACCAATAATTTTCAGATGAATCGTCCGTAGACATTGGGTCAGTTATCGAGTTACCTATTTTTATAAATCCAGCCAATCCGAGAAGTGAGATTTGTATATAACACATCAGACCAACAATTTCATCAACGTCCTGTGCAACTACTAAAATATGATTCTGGTAGTTTCTCGGCGGATCGCAATGCTCAAGTTGCTTTCGTATTACATGCACACCGGCAATCAAAGTTGCTCCAGCACCGCAGCATGGATCGTTAATTGAAATATAGCCATATTGCTCTATCTTTTTTAAAGCATCAGTCGCTACCACTTCGGCCATAAGTTCACAAACATGATACGGTGTGAAGAATTGACCAGCTGATCGATTTCCAAGATCAAGCTGCATAAACATTTTTCCGAGGAAATCCTGCTCCTGGTTCTGATCCAGTGCCATAGTTGTGTATGCTGCTAATTCTGGAAATATAGCTTGCTCTTCTTTTGAATACTGATGAATAATTTTCAGATACCGCTTCTCCCTTTGGTCGTAGTTTTCCTTGTCTAAAACATTCGAGATTGAACATGCATGAAGTAAAATGTAATCTCTCCACACATCCCATGCTCGATGTCTGTATGTAAGTTTCTGAAAAGATTTTAAGAATTTATCCTCCCAGTCAATTTTCGGTTCAGATTTCGTAGTTACTTCCGGTGGTTTCTTATCCTTCTTTTTCGTTTCGCCGAAAGTTGGTTGCCACTTAGGCGGCGGTTCTTTTGCTTTGAATGTTTTAGGTACCGTAGTCTTAATCTGTGGTTTTGACTTCGGTTTTTTCTTATTCCAAAACATAATTTTCTCCTTTCATAAAGTAAGAGTGCCGGTTTTGACACCGACACCCTCAAAATATGATTTATGCGAATGGCGGCTCCTCTTCATCCGCATATTTCTCAGCAAACACGTCCTCTTCAATCGTGACGTACATGGTCTTCAAATATGCTTTAATGCCGGATTTTCCATTCACTTCCCACTTTGACGGGCTAATGACCAAATCAACATTTCTGATTTCAGCATAGTCAAGAGAAGATACAGACTCCTCATCCAACTTTGTTTTAGCTCTTCTGGTAACCATATATACATTCGGCGGAATGTTATCGAACCGAACAGCTACCTGAATATAGTGAAGAGGTTCTTCATCCTCATCTCTCGGCGGAAGGATTCTTACATTCCATCCGTCTTCGCCGAGCTTCTGTGCCTGGTCGGCATCCGGAATTACAACGCAGAAGTTACGGTTACCAGCTCTATTGTACTTGGTCTCTTCTCCTCTGAAATTTCTGAACATAATACGAGCATTCTCAATAATCAGCTCATTTACATTTGCTCTTGCCATGATTAAATTCTCCTTTATTTTTTCTATTTTTCTGGTGGATTCATTGCGTGCTTCATCACGATATCTGAAATATCATAATCAAGGTCACAATCCATATGGAAGTTATCATTGTTGAAATGCGGGCAGTCGAAGCATGTCCGATACTTATCCTCTCCGCAAGGCATCGCCCATGGAACAACACAATCAACATCAGCGTCATTTGCGCCAAGCTCTGGAATGTACGGATCATCAGACACAAACCACTCGAAGTCACCGTATTGCGAAATAGTTTTTACAGCCTCATCAACCAGTTTGTCGTAGTAGGATCGGTCAATACCGTCCTCCTTGCCAAGTTCTTTTACCATCTCCGATTCCATCCAACGATAGCCTTTAGAACCGGTTGCAGCATAGTAACGACCATCTTTTTCTCTCATCAGAAGTCCAGCTCCATATCCATCCTTCATCGGACAGAACTGACCGACCTTTCCAATAAAGTGATAGTCGTGTCCTTTTTCGATCAACGGAGCAAGCCTCTGACATGTGGCCTCAAAAGTAGTGTCAGATAACAGTCCTTTCTTATAATCACTCTCTGCCTTGCTGAATTCTTTTTCTTCCTTGCTAACATCCGGTAACCCCTCATTCAAATCCAAATATAAAGAGCTGCTCACAGATTTAGTCTCACACATATCTTCAAATGCGATGTCTTCTCTGCTGAACAGCTTCTTAAATACATATGGAATCTGGAACTGAGTACCTGTTGCCGTCCATTTTCCACCTTTCTTTTTGTTGTCGCCAGGGACATAACCATACATCTTCTGGCATTCTTCTGCTGATTTGTACTTTGCGATATAAACAGCATCGTTTACCAAGCACATGCGATCATATGTAGCCTCGTGTTCAAACGTATATCCATATCTCTCACCAAAGTCCATAACAAACTGAATGATCTCCGGTGTAGCGTCTGGGATCTTAATCGAGTCTGTCTTAATGTGAGCAACCTGGAATCCACGCTTCAGGACCTCATTCTTAAGGTCAATCATGAATAATGCTCCACGTTTCGCTACAATGTTGTCGATGTTTCTCGGATCACGGAACGGATTATCAAAGGACGCAGATGTAAGACCGTATACGGAATTGATAGCTGTCTTCAGTGCATTGGCAAGATCTTTCGATGTCATCTCGCCGTCGATAACCCTCTGAATATACGGAGTAAGCTTGCCGTCCAGCATGGTATTAACAATATCCCAAGCCTCATGCTTAATGCTTACACGACCCTCAACAATATCACGGAACGCCTTCGTAAATCTCGGTCCAAACAGAACCTCAGCAATAGCACTATGCGGATGCATTGAAGAAATATCCAGAAGTGCTGCATTTCCATACATTCCGGGTACGCCCTGTGCAAATCCGCCCTCGCCTACTTCTTCTCCACGATATGTAGATTTTCCATGGTCGAATACATACCCAGGGAAATATGGAAGAATGCTGTGAGCTTCAAATGGAACTTCGTCCTTATCGTTGTACTTCCAACCATAGTGAGGCTCCTCCATCATCTTCGGGCAGGCTTCCTTAAGGAAATCCATACTCTCCTTATCCAGCGACTCTACCGGTTCTGCCAGATTTCTGTAATGGAACTCTGACTGGGGTTTCCGGTTGTTTCCAAATATAATTCTGGTTGTAAGTGAGTTCGTTGTATCATTAACGGTCATCTCTGCTAAATCTGCCAGAATCTGTCGCGCCGTCCAGTCAGCCTCAAGATAATTAAAGGCCGCCTCAGTAGCAATAACATCGTTATCACAATACTCAGCGACCTTAATCCAAAGCTCTTCCGGAACCGGTTGATCCCATGGAAGACCAAGCTCCTGGTGATGCGTTCCTGCCTTGATAATTCTTATTTTTTCATCGGAGAATCCTTTTTTCTTGAGATCGTCATCGGTGAGGTTTCCCATCTCGATTTCCAATTTCTTAAGACTCTTCTTATTACCAGCCGAAGCGAAGTCATACACATCTGTATAGGATACATTATACGCTTCTCCAAAGAAACAGTTAGGACTTCCGTTAATGATCTTCTGCGAAAGGTTGTAGAGCTGTTCGTTTGTATAACCCATCAACCTTGCGTACAGAATATGGTTATCATATCTCCGACAGTTAAAGCCAACCAGTCTGAACCGCATTAGATCCTCGATCTCACTCGGAGACGGGTTAATCATTCTTACAACAGGCTTTCCCTCACCCTCGATTTTCCAGTTCACAAGGAATAAGTTTGGGAAAACCTCAATATCATAGAATACCAGCTTTGCATCATCGTTTTTCACCGCTGTGGACGGATCTGCGGACTTAAACTGCATTTTGTTGACCAACTTAATACAGTAATCTGCTTGATGAGTGCTGTTCGCTGCAAATGCTAATACTGCATTGCGCATGTCTGTGACATCGTACTTCAAATCACTTCCATACGCATCTTCCAGTATCTTGTAGATAAAATCGATACTGGGCTTAGTTCCCGGATGTATCTCTTTGTTAAGATTCCGTTTGATCAGTGTTCTAAGCCCTTTCTCGCTCTTAATCGCTTCAAAATTTACCATTTTTTGTTCTCCTTTCAGCGGTAAACCAGAGCTAATTGTTGAGATAGGCAAATTATTACACTTTGACAGCATACGCCGTAAAGAGCTTTTGCCCGTGAACACCTTAACTTCAACATGGTCGTCATACACTCTGCTAAGCTGCGTCGGATCGCCGGTATAAATATAATGAAGATGTATACCTTGTCCTGATTTACTAAGCTCGGCATAGGTCGGCGGCCACTTACTTGCTTCTGCTAAATTCTTTTCAAATGACTTATTTCCAGATTCGTCTGGAATATCAAAGTCAATCACGATATGATTCTCCGGAACTTTCACATAATGAAGTTTTTTCGTATCAATTCCAGATAATTTCGTGCGAACAGAATCCCATTTTTTCTGAGGTGTTTCGTTTTCCGAAGCATACTGTGCGGGGCATTCCGAACACACGTCATCAAATATAGATTCAGTGCTATCGAATTGGATCAGTGCCGGTTTGACTACTTCTGCCTTTTCCTCTACAGTTTCTTCTTCAAATTTTTCTGTCCTGAACCCGATGTAATAGCTTCTAACACGAGTTCCATCATCCAGATTAAAGCGTTCCTGAAAATCATGAAAATAGTTTTTAAGTTCCTCTTTGAACACCCTCTGTGAAAACGGAAACCCGACCTTGGCATCGTCACAGTAGGTTTTGTACATCTCCCATGCGGCTTTCAAGGTTGTCCCGTTTTCTTTCTTGAATACATGATACGAATCAATAATGAAGTTATAGAAATCATTAGATGCACCAAGCATCGTAATCGGAATATAATCGTCATAACGACCAGGATTGTTCAAATATACCTCCTGGCAGTGGTAGGCGATGGCTCCCAACTCAAATTCCACTTGCTTCACGATTGTTTTGTACTCTTTGGGATTCAACTTATTTCCAGACGGAGATACATCGATCAATCTTCGAATCAGACCAGACTTTGCATCTGTTATTTTTACCGGCTTGTTTGTTCCCATAAATAAGAAACATTTGAACCGATTTGAGTACGTAGACTTGAATTTTTCATTCACAGTCATTAACTCGTGAGATACCAAACTGTTCAATCTGGTATTATCCTCAATTCTCGATAAATCGCCATCGTGCTGAATGGCAACCAGAGGGTTTGTTTTAAATGCTTCCAATGCAAATGAATTGCTGGAAGATCCAAGTGCTTTTGCGTCAAATACAGAATAGTATCCGTCGAAAAGCTGCTGAATAATATTAAGAACTGTGGATTTACCTGTTCCAGCAGCTCCGTATAAAACCATAAATTTTTGCAGTTTTTTGGATTCTCCAGATACGATTGACCCTATAGCCCACTCGATTTTTGTCCGTTCTTCTTCCGAATATAAAGTAGACATCAATTTCTCATAGGCAGACAAATCGCCAGCTTCAAGCGGATAATTCAACTTTTTGCTGGCGTAGTCTTTTTTATTAGTTTCTGTATTGGAAAATATAAGTTTGTCGTCCAACGTATGAAAGCTGTCCCTCATCTGTTTCTGACAATACTTATGCCATGAGTCGATCATACCCGACTCGGCATCCCACATATGCAGGACTTTAATATCGGAGTTAAAACGCTGGCGGTTCTCCTCAGCATATCTATCCAGTTCGCGGTCAATGAGCTGCAAGGCATCTTGCTCGTCCGTAGACCATAAACCACGTTCCTCAATCCAGATAGCATAGAAATCACCACCTCGAATCATTAGATCGGTGCTTTTTTTAATAATGAACTTTGGATAGATTTCTATTACTCCACGTTTCGTTGAACGTGTTGAAATCACCATAAAGTCGATCATCGCATTTTTTACTCTCCTTCCGGACGCTTAAGTTCCTCGATTTCCTTTTCCAGTTTTCTGATACGCAGTGCCTGGTCCTTCTGCTCGATTTTCATAACAACCAAGTTTGCAGTTGTCATAACAGCAAAGATTGTGAGCTGCTTATTGAAGCTCCGCTGTTTATTGACCGCTCTTGTGACAACGTCCAATCTTTTCTCAGATGACCGTAAACTGCTAAAAATATAAGTAAGCATTTCACCCATTACTTCCTACCTCCTCTTAATCCGTTCATGAAGCTCTCAACAGTCTCAAACCGCCAATTTCCTTCGTTGTTGAACGTAAATATAAATTCCTGATGGTTCTTCTGACGGATGCGAATACTGTTCTTTCCGTTCTGGAACCAGGTTTCCACCTTATCCCCAGCGTACTGAGGAAAATATAACTCGAACCACTTGTATACCTCACTATGGCTCATAACGCCCTCCTATCTGATATTGGCGAGATACCAGTTGGCCTGATACCAAATCTCGATATCTCTCATATCGTATCTGCAATGCTCGATTGTGAATAATCCACCCTTGCCATCCCGTCCGTAGTCACGATTCAGGAATCGCCGAATAACATCGATGGCATGAGCCTTGTCGAATTTGGAATCATCCATGGAACCCAACCCAAGGCTCACTATCATATCCCAAAACCACTGACCTGTCCGATTACCGATGTCAGGATCATCCATGATGTGCTCTTCTAAGCGTATAGCAAGGGCAATAATCATTTCTAAAACACTGCACGGACGATTATCCAAATAACTTGCAATCATACTATCCCGGTATCCTTGCTCGTTTCCGAATCTATATCGAAGATCGATCCCATCGTCATAGCGGTTGCCATCAAGAGCAATCGTATACGTAAAATCCGTATCATGAAGTAAAAATAACAACTTACGATACGACAAACCTCGCGAATATTCATCGTCGCATACGAGCTGGTACATCCAGTCAAAATATGCATTGTTCAGCTCATCCCGTGTCATCATACCTCCATCTGATGCGGCATATCTTCAACCACTTCAGAATAGGTCCTCTGATCAAGGAGAATTTCGTAATCACACTTTCTTGCGTCATTACGAACAAAGACAGAGTCGTCCTCATACTCTCCAAAATGATTCAAAGAATCAATTCCAACAGCATCTTCCACATCCTCAATTACTTCATCGTTTTCATCAGCCAGTACACCATCTGCATAGTAGGTAATGCTGATCTGCTCATACTCTTCATCGTCACCAAACTGCTCCGGCGGAATCACATACGGACCGGCTTCAGAAACAGGCTTTTCTTCCTCGTCCGAACCGAAATCAGAATATCGGGTGTAACCCTCTTTTTTCAGACGTTCCGCATACTCTTTAAGATCTGGTTTTTCTTTGTCCGCATCTTTAATACCTTCAGCAACGGTTTTCTTTACGGACTGATCCTTTAATTCCTGCTCACGTCTTAAGAAAACCTCTTTTACAGAATCAATTTCCTCCTGAGCGAGCGCTTCGTATTTATCCTTAAGCAGGTACCATGTCACTACTGATCCAGTCGCAGCACCAATGATAAATGCCAAAGAAAACAGAGATTTGTTACTCATCTTCGTCCTCCTCGTTCTGAATTGTCATAACGGTAAGCGCAAGCCCACCGAAAAGTAAAGAGGCACTCAACAGAATGCCTCCTGTGATATGTCTTTTTCTTTTGGTATCCAATATGTAATCCATCATGGATATAAAATTTCCAATGCCATCCATCAGTGATGCTCCTTTCCGCCCATAAGAACGGCCAGACCACTAACAAAGCAAATACCAGCAAATGCTGAAAATGTTAATCCCATAAAACCTGTCATAATTCAGGACTCCTTTCTATTCATAGCTCGAAAAATAATGGTTACCTACTTGAAACATCGGTCTTCCGTATTTTCCATATTCACCAGCCGTGAAGAATATCGTATCTACATTAGTTCTGGATTGCAGTTCCTCTTCAACTAACTGGCAAATATCATCGTCTACAAAGCACTTATCAACTCTCCCATTCCACATGGATGAAAACTGATTTGCTTGATATACAACACCGTACACTGTATCCGGGAAATATACGGAATCAACACGATTTAATATGGTGTCGATCACTAATCGCTTTCCTTCCTCGCATTCGCCCTCAGCTTCTGCCATAGTTACAAGAGCAATCAGCTCAATATCTTCCCGTGGCAATAGTGTATCCTCCACATACTCTTCGATTTCAACTGCCGACACCGTTTCCTCTAAGGGTTGCTCAGAAATAATTACAATAGGATCAATAGGTTCAGCTTTTAAAGTCGGCTGTATTTCGATATATTCATACCGGTTTACCTGTTCTGCCGAGCAGACAAAACCTGTGCAAATAATCGCAAATACGCAAAGAGCAGGAAGGACCACCATACGAATATAATTTCGCATATGTATCCTCCTCAAAAAAATTAGATCAGATCGAGAATCGGTCCGTCTACATTGAACTCCATTAGAATGGCTTTCTCGTAACCACCATCCTCAGTTTCACGGTTGGTCTCCAGAATCCCGAAATCAACGAAGTTGTCGCCATTTTCATTTCCTTCCGGTTTATAAACCCAACCAACAATCTGGCTCATTTTGGTACGCTTAATGCCAAGCTGATCGTATACATCGCTGAGGAATAAATATCCATTAGCTTTAAGTTTGTCGTTTGCCAGATTCTGCTGAGAGCGCAGATACATAAGGTTGTAATCCATATTGGATTCATATGCCTCGCAGGACTCATCAAAAAAACGGGCGTAATCGTTCGTAGAAGGTGCCGCCACATCTACGGTGGACTTCACCTTTTTTTCTTTACCGCTGTCCGGATCAGTTACAGTTTCCTCAAATTTCTTTGCCTTGATGTTGTAGCGAAGTTCTTTATCAACCTCCGCACCAAAGCGTTCAACGACTCGATTTCTGTATTCCTTGAAAGTCTTATCCACAGTCGCATAGGCTGCTGCCAGTGCTACATTTCTCTTCTTGAGAATATTGTGAGACGCAACAATACTTGCGATGGATAAAGTTCCAAGGGCAACAGCAGGAGCATAGAGCTTAGCAACTTTTACGCCAGCCTGTACATAAACAATAGCCAAATCTTTCTTTGCATCGTCCTTAGAATACTCCGTCGCCAGTTCCTCATTTTCAGCACATTTGTGAATAGCATCAATATCTTTCTTGGACTTCTCCAATACGCTGTCTAACTTAGTTGTTGCATGGCAAGCCATAACAGCACTTGCAACGGTACCAACAACACCAGCCACTATCAGAATCTCAGGGCTATGCTTCTTAAGTTTCACACTTACTTTGCTGAAGGTCGTGGAAACGTTCTTCATGATTTCTTCTTTCTTCATATCAGTTATTCTCCTCTTCAATTTTTTCTTTCTTCTCTAAATGATCGATCAAGTGCTGCGTGTACCACATGATCTTTTTCAAATCCTGAATGCCGTTTTTATTTTTCCAGCGGCACGCATACTTGATAATGTTACCAGTATCGGTTGCTTCGATACCTTTTAAATCGAAAGTGAATGCCTCAATAACATCGATCACTTCCAAACCTGTTTCTGACTGATAATGGCTCGGATGAGACACCATTTTATCGTCTGATTCGTACATAAATATCCCTCCTAGTTCAACGGTAATGCCTTCGGAAGTTTAATCATGTATCCGTCTCTCACACGAATTACAGATGCATTCCGAATATCAGTCCAGCCGTATTTATTGTCTGTATAGTTGCCAGAAACGCCAACCAGATCATAGAAATCGGCGACACTAACTACCTGGTATGTGGCAATAAGCTCGTCCATTCTTTCCAGGACATCTTCCGCCTCGCCACGAGATTCCAGAATAATATCATCATAATCGTATCCAGTTCGTGTTCTTGATACGTTTCCCGAATCTCGTCGATCCCGATCGTCATAATACTTACGGTAAGAGATCTTGGATGACGTTGACGATCTCCCTCCCCTTGAGTTTCCGCTAACACCAAGGAATGCTCTGACAGCATCCAAGATAATGTCTTTTACGGCTGGAACCACGATGTCTTCAAAAATATAGCTTTTTACATCGTCTACATCTTCCGGAACAAATACGTTCGTAATCTTCTGAAGACCATTCTTTTTCTTTGATTTGACAGAACCACTGACAACCTTTTCAACTCTTTTCTCCGGAATATCATCATTCTGGTTCTGTCGTGATTTATGGGAATTGGATTTGTATTCCTCCATCTCTAAATCTCCTTTCAATTAACCGTTACCACTTTTCCGGGGAGGGTTATCCTCGTACTTGGAATACGGTTTGTTTTCTTCTTAAACTGATACACCAGATTACTCCTGGCTTTCTTTTCAGACGCCGCGTATGTAGAACCCTGCCATCTATTTGCAACGCAGGTATCAAACTCCATAACCGGTCCGTCGTACATATACTGATTCATAGGACACCTCCCTTAAAAAGCAAAAGGGAAAGCACCCTGTTATAGGTACTCTCCCTCTGTCTGAATCATCGATTCAATTCTTATTCAGAATCCTCTTCTGTCTCTTCATCGATATCCGTAAACTCTCCGTCGACGATATCGCCCTTCGGCTGAGTTACAACCGTCTTACGATTCTCACGCCAGTTCTTGAATTTTGCTGTGGCCGGAACGACTACAAATTTGTAGGTTAATGCACCTGCAATCATAGCCAATCCGATAGTTGTCGCTTTCTTCATACCGCCGTTAGAAGCCGCCTTCACGATCTCCTCAGTAGTTGTTTCGATAACCTCTTCGTTGTTGTTCATGATTTCGTTGTTCTCCATAATATGTTCTCCTTTCAGATTTGAAATATGTGGTTCTTCCATAATAGTGTTTGTAAATTCTGCGAACCTTACATTAAGTTGCGGAAGTCGTATCTTGGACCATATCCATAGTCGATAACAAGACAAGGTGTTCCGTCCGTAGCAAGCTGAGAACTGAATCTCAGATCGATATATCCATTATCAATATTCCAGCCAAGATCATCACCAAGCTTAATAGGCTCTAATCCAACCTCATAATAGAAATCATTAAGTGAAATATACATTTCATCTCGCATTTGACGATTTAATTCATTCTCGGCCTTTTTCAATTTGTCGATGTCTGACTTAAAATATCTTCCGGACACAGCATCAAAACATAAAGTATCGCCTTTTGCTGTGACGATGACCTCCTTATTTTCAACAGGATTTTTCTCAAGGCGTTCCTTAGCAACCGCGTCCCTCACAGTCTGTTCCTTTTTCTCGCCGATTGTCTCTACTACCTTTTTTTGATAATCTCTCAACGTTGATTCGGAAATGGTGTACGCTGCGGTCAGTGCCGCATTTCTTCTGGCATTAACGGAACTTGCCCCGATAAGACAAGCTACTGATACTGTTCCAGTAACTGCCGCGGGAATATAACATTTCCAAGCGGTTTTAACGACGTCCATCGGCTCCAGTTTATCTGCCTGCTGACGTCGCTTTTCCTCATCCAATAATTGGATTGCTTTAGGAGTAGCTCGTACTGCCATTACGGTAGTCGTAATCATTCCGGCAATTCCAACTCCAGTGAGGATTTCAGGACTATGCTTTACTGTAGCTGTTTTTACATTTCTACAGATCTTAGTCAAATTAGGTTTCTGCATTTCAGTCTATCCTCCATAAAATATAAACGGGGCACAAGGCCCCGCGATTTATCTAACCAACCAGAATTCCGGACGAACCCCACGAGAGTTCGAAGCGGAGTAGTAGGTCGTATAGCCACCGGCGGTCACACCGGCAAAGGGAGCCGAAGAAAATTCCTTTTTAGTAGCATTGCGGAGCCAGCCGAACTCACAATCGTTTTTGTAATAAGCAACGCGGTTTCTTCTCTGTTTCATAAGAGGAAGCTGCTCATCGCCATCCGCTTCGATGTGATCTCGATCCCATTTATCGGCCCAGCCACAAATCTCTCCGAGAGTCGGGATTGATAAACCGGTCATTCTCTGCTTAAGAACCGCAGGGAACATATTGTACAGCTCGCTATCGATCCACTTTTTCAGATCGGACTGAGAATATCCGCCAGCATTGCCACCATCTTCATTCATCGGGCGTTTGGCAACATAATCGTCGAAAATGAATAGCACCTTAGTGTTCGTAACTTTCTGAACTGTTGCTGTAAAGTTTCCGAGCTTTCCTAAAGGAACCATCATTTTATCGCCAACTTTAATGTCTGCTGGAAGGATAGAATACGGATTATGTACCGTATCTCTAAATAAATTCAAGGTCGCCTCAACATCAGCTCTGCAATAGCGAACTGTATCGCCAATATCAAATGTCGGAAATAACGGTCCCAAATCAATCGCATAACAACCCTCTGATTTTCCCTTTTCGTCAAGATCGATGTACTTTCTATACATCCTCTCTACCGTCGGAACATCGATGCCTCTTTTGGTTAAGTTGATAATTTCTTCTCCTAATGTCATTTCTCTTGTACACATAGTACGTTCTCCTTTCAGAATATAAAATTTTTATTTGGTAACTACGAAATTAGCAGGTCAATAATCCACTCAAGCATATCTTTCGCACAAGAAAAAACATAACTTGTTCGTGGATTCACACATGAATATGAATCACATTCATCTCGAAATGATTCAATCACGATCAGCGGTGGTATCTCTGGGTGTTTGCAGAGTCGTATTAACACTTCTCTTCCAGCCCATCTCATATAACTCGCCTGCTCAAAGTTATATCCACGCTGAACCACGGGCATTGTTGCGATAGCATAACGTACAGTATAAATGGCTCTTTCAGTCGGCGATTCCATTTGTCTCCTCCAAAAGAAAAAGCGAAAGAGCCTTGTTAGGACTCCTCCGCTTCATCTTTGTCTCTCCGGGCAAGTGCTTCACTGACCTTTTCTTCAATTTTCTCGTCCATTTTCTGTTCATTCACCCAATCGGTAATAAGGTTTACGCCTACACCAATCACGGTTGCTGCTACTCCAATAGCCTTAATCCATTTACTTTTATTGCTCATAATGACACTCTCCTTTCATAATACAGCTTGTAATTTCTGCGAATGACCAGATTTATTCAGAATCCCAGCCGGCATCCGGAACCCAATCCATATCGATAACCAATACTTCAAGTCCATCATCCAGTGTTACTTTGGAATGGTTAAAATCGATCCAGTATATTCCTGTATCAATACTCCATCCAACCGTATCTCCTCCTTCTAAAGGCTCAAGACCAAGCAGTTGATAAAAATGATTCGCCGGTAAATATCCGCTGATGACAAAATCACGGTTCAAATGATATTCCGCCTGAATAACTCTGTTGATGGAACTTTCGAAATATCGATTGGAATAGGCATCGTAGAATAACCTTTCGTCATTCGGATCATGCTCATCAAAATCAAGTGAACTGTTTCTAACTAATCCAGTTGAAGTAATATACACGTCCTTAGCCTTTTCCGCTGCGATAGCATCAACTATCTTCTGGTGAGCCTCTTCGCCGTACAATTCCTTTAGCTTATCCTTATAGTTGTTATAGGAATCATTCAGCAACGCATAAGCGCTGGTAAGTGCTGCCTGTTGGCGTTTATTCAACACATTGGCACCGAAGATACAGAATATCGTTGCCGTACCGCTAATTGCTGCCGGAATATAGCAGACCCATGCTGATTTAACAGCTTCAAGTTTGCTATAAGCCTCTGGATCACCGTCGTGATTTGTCTTACTATCCGCTCTGATTTTACGAAGAGCTTTTGGTGTCGCACGTACAGCTAATACCGACGTTACGATAACCCCAGCCGCACCAAGACCAGACAGTATAGTCGGTGATGCTTTTCTCAGATAAATTTTCGACCTCTGAGCGAGTCTTTGAAGATTTGGTTTCTTCATAAAGTTCTCCTTTCGTTTTTATTTCATAGCATGTAATAAATCAAGGACATCTGTGGATATGTCCACTGCTACTGAAAACATAAAATTGTTATCCGGATTGATTTTTGAAAACTGATTCATCATTCGCCGGAAGTCACCAACAAATATGATGAAATCTTCAATCGATCCAGATTTCTTTGGATAAAGTCTACCGACGATGTATCTTTTCAACTCATCAATAGCCCATACCGAATAGCTCGATTTTTCAAGCTCTTTCTTCCATTTCCAACCGAATGGAAACCACGCATCCATCTGATACGTATCGCATAACAATAAGTCAAGTTGTTCGATAGACATCCGGTCTCTCCTTTCTGCAAAAATAAAAGAGAAACAGGATGGACTCGAACCATCGACTTCGGGACTTTAATCGTCTCGCGCTCTCCCAACTGAGCTACTGTCTCTCATAATATGCCTTGTAAATTTTGCGAAGTAAAAGGAAAGAGGCGTTGTATGCGCCCCTCTCGGTTAATTTAAACCAATGCTCTTTAAGATGCTCATCAGCTCATCTTTATCGAGTTCAGCATCTACATCCAGGTGAAGATGAGTCTTTCCATCATTTATAGTAGTAATAGCCTCGTTCAACTGAATATCAATGTTGTATCCTGTTTTCTTACGTATTACCATCTTTATTGCTTTGGAAATGATTCCTCTCGTGAATTTCGACACTATTCTCATTTCATCCATGCTCCTTTTACTCCTTTCAAAGCTTCAGTTTTTCATAAAAGGAATTGTAAAAATCGCTAAATATCTCGCCTATCAAAGCAAGTTTCCCATCGCTGACGTTGGATTGGTTTCATTTTTAATGCCCACATTATTTGTCTTATAGTGACGGTTGGATATAATCCGTCCGTACACTCTCCAGACCGGCTGTCGAAATATTCCTTGAATTTGGGATGTAAATATAAAGAGTCCGTCAGCCACGAATCGACCTCTGCCCAATATGTACTTTTTGTATCCGCACTAAATCGTTGCTGAATCACTGCCAGACCTTTATCTCCTATCGTAAATAGAGTGCAGCGATCATATACAGGATGATTACAAATATAAAGTTCGCCGTACATCGACAAATAGATGTCTGGCTTTTGATAATGGTACCGCATTTCCATCTCCTCATAGCAAAAAGAAAAGAGCCTTAGATTTCTCTAAGACCCTCTCCTACTTAGCTTATATTTTTAATCGTCTGAATCTTCCTCGGAATCATCGTTCGCAATGCCCAATACTTCTTCTCTAGTTGGGTATAAGTTCTCATATTCTTCATTGCCTTCACGGCCGTAATCATCTAAATCTATGCTGTGGCCGCAGTGGGGACACACCAGTGTATCTTCCCACTCATCCTCGAACTCCATTAAATGCCCACACTCATGACTGATATACTCTCTGCTGAACATTGCTTTAAGCTGCTCCTCGTTAAAAATACTCATAGCTAAATATCTCCTTTCGTACTGTCCAGCTCCTATACCATATAGTATACAAGCTGTTGTCTGTAGTTCAAGAGATAAAGCTTTATTCTCTCATAATAGCCCTTGCATTTTTCACGAGAAAAACGAAGAGGACATGCATTACACACGTCCCCAACGTTTCGGAATTTCCTCGCTACTTCTTCGTAGGTCTAAAACGGTTGATTAACCCTTTGAATGTTGAAGATGTGAAGGTTCCAGTTTCTTCAAACTTAAATCCTTTATTCATCCAGATGCCATAACACATCAACGGAATCAATAATTCTGCCGCTGCAATACCAACTCTGAAATATCGATCCTTAACCTGCTCTGCGATCTGCCGTTCTTTGAAGTCATTATCTTTCGTAACGGACTCTCCGTCCATCATACGCCGATTGTACTTCTCATCAGCATCCCACACGCTCTTGTTCTCTTCGATTCTCAGCTTGTAAAGCTTTGTCAGATCATCAATCGCTGTTGATTTTTCTTTGGTTCCGGACTGCAAATCGGATAAAGCCTTAATCTGTGCTGCAATCTCCTCACTTAATAATTCGTCAATGTTTTTCTCTTCCATTTTGTTCTCCTTTCAAATAATTATTAGGTTCATTCCATAATAGAGAGTGTTATTTGTGCGAAATATAATTTTTCAGCTCTACTCGCAGACGTACGTAACGCTGCTTATAAATTGCATCCGCGCCAGACCGATCTAATTCGAGAAATAAATAAGGTCCGCTATCTGGATCTGATTCGTCGACCCTAAGCGAACCTACTGGCTTTTCTTTAAATATAAATCGTGACAATAACACTCCAACCATTACTCCGATCAGTAATCCAATCGCTAAGCTCACCTCTGCTCCTCCTTCCAAAATGTTTTTCTGAAAATTACCACCCGGCAATTTTTCAAATATCAAAATAGCATGTTTTACGGTAACCTACGTACGGTATCTAACCTAGAATAAAAAAAAGAAAGAGCCAGTGATGGCTCAATCTTCGTTTCGATTCATTTACAATACTTCAGATGTCACGGTTTTCAATGCAATGGCGGCTGCTTTAGCATCATACGATTTTGCTAATCCCAACATTCTATGTCCGTCAGCCATCAAATTAAACGCCTGTGCTTTCTGGGTCTGTCTAATTCCGATTGCCGATGGCACAAATGCTAACATAAGCACCCCCGCTGAAACCATACAAAATGCCGTTGCATACGTCATGACTTTGTCTTCTTTATTCATAAAATCACTCTCCTTTCATAAAGAGAGTTGTAATTATTGCGTGTTCTCACCCTCGTATACTGTTTTCTTCCGAAGATCAGACCATGTAATATAACGATCCTTCTTGCATACCGGACAGAAGAATTTGCTAATCTTCCCACCGATATCCTCAAATTCCTTACTCTCGCCCTCAAGTCGGCTCTGGCAATTTGGACAGTTGAACCGGTATACCTTCTTCACAGCTTTATCGACAATCTTCATATCATTTCCGCTCCTTGTTAAGTAACCAGAAAAATCGTCTGTACAATTCGTAGTAAACATCCTTGCAGCATGGAATTTCTAATCTAGCTTTGAGAATGTCATAGGACCATCCCTCTGTTACAGCTTTTAAAATATACTCCGCCAGTTCTCGATCAGTTTGCTCTGCAACTCTCTCGACCATATCTGTACGCTCAGAATAATATGTCTTAGCCATGGCGCATTTTGCAGTCGGATCACCAAGCGTACTGGTTACTACGAACGATGCCAAATCTTTCGGCGGATTAGAGTACCCATCAAGAACTGAATAAGCTTTTCTCCAGATTGGATACTGAAGACAGAAATGTTTAAGCTCGTAATAACGGTGCTTCTCTATCCAATAAGGATTCTTTTCGGATAGCTCTGGACGTATTGTTGTTCCCATTAGCGCTTCTCCCCTTTCCACACATAACCAGTCTCCTCGTACAAGCGCTTCGGTGAAATATAAAAATTGATACGTCCGTACTTAGAATTCATGTCCTCAATTTTTGTCACTAACTGACCATTCCTTGTGGCTTTTCCGATTGGCAACCATCCAGATATAATACCGGCCCTAACCCATGACGCGTCTTTGCCGTAAATTCGTGCCGCAACCATTACCGGAACCGAGCCAGTTGCAAATTCATTTTCATTCATTGGCTGCTACCTCCTTTCAACGGCTATTCTAGGTTAGGAACAGCATTTAGTAAAAACAACCTCGGTGGATATGAGCAAAAAGAAAGAGGCTTTGCTAAGCCCCTGTTCTCATTTTGTTAAACCGTAGTTTCTGTAACCGAATACGCATTACAGTCAATTCCTTTCCGATGTTTTCCTGCTGACGATAATTCTTACTTCTCAAAAGCATATCCTCGAAAAATCGAATTTTATTCAGCAGATGTCTTTCTTCTACACTCATATCGCACCTCCGTAAATATGTATTCTATTCATAAAAGCAGTTGCGATTTATGCGCCTTCCAACGTATCATAGTCATCTCACATGGATAATCTTCATATCCAAAAGTCTCGCAAGTGATCAGTCCCTCTATAACACCGGCTATTATTTCCGATTCGTATTGCTTGTATGGGTAAATATAATCTGGGAGATACCGATGTATACATCCGCATTCGGAGCATTGATACCTCGGAACATTCACCCATTTGCTCACACGACCTTTCGTCCGTACAATTCTTCTAACTTTGTCATAGTATTTCAATTTTCCACCGCAGTCCTGGCAGGTTGATGTATTGTTACTGATCATATACCTAACCCTTTCTATCCTAGGTTAAAATATAAAAATTTAGTGTAGGAGTTGACAATTCCTACACTATGATATATGATTACTAACGATAAATCAACAATCCAACATAAAATCTCGGTTCATTATCATGAGGAGGGATTTAATATGCTGATACAATGCCCGGAGTGCGACTTACAGGTAAGCGATAAAGCAAATACCTGTCCGCATTGTGGATACCCGCTGAAACCAGACGCAAAGCCCAAATCGTCTCGTAAACCAAATAAGCGCAGGCGGCTTCCAAACGGTTTCGGTCAAATAAGTGAGATTAAAGGTAGAAATTTAAGGAACCCTTTCCGTGCAATGGTTACGGTTGGAAAGGACAAGAATGGCAAACCAATATGTAAGCCGTTGAAACCGGAGTCATACTTTCCAACATACAATGATGCATACACAGCTCTTGTGGAATTTAATAAGAATCCGTATGACCTGGAACCGTCTATCACAGTCAAGGAACTGTACGACAAATGGACACCGGAATATTTCAAGACTCTGAAGAGCGACGACAGCGCCAGAGCTACTACATCGGCTTGGCAATACTGCTCTGCTGTTTACGATATGCGAGTCATGGATGTTCGAGCAAGGCACATAAAAGGCTGCATGGAAGAAGGTGTTGCTACCGTAAGAGGCCAAGAGCAGACACCAAGCGCATCAATGAAGAATAAGATAAAGACGCTCTTCAATCAGATGCTCGACTATGCTGTTGAATACGAACTTGTAGATCGGAACTATTCGAGAACATTCAAGCTTACAGACGATACCATTAAAGAAATACAGACTGTCAAAAAAGAACACATTCCATTCTCTGATGATGAGATGGCTCTTCTGTGGAAGAATCTCGGACATAAATATGGGATTGAGTTCATGATTATTCAATGCTATTCTGGATGGAGACCCCAGGAGTTAGGTCTGATAGAATTAGCAGATGTTGATTTATCAAACTGGACATTTAAAGGTGGAATTAAAACCGATGCTGGTGAAAACAGAGTTGTACCGATTCATCCTCGGATAAGGGACTTGGTTTCTAAATCATACGAAGAGGCTGATCAACTTGGGAGCAAATATCTTTTCAATTATACAGATGAAGATCGCCGCGGTAAGAATACCAAGTTGACATACAATCGGTATAGCAAAATATTCAATCGCATTCGGGACGAGCTTAAACTCAACCCGGATCATAGACCTCACGACGGCAGAAAGCATTTCGTAACCAAATGCAAAGATGCTAAAGTCGATGAATACGCTATCAAATATATGGTCGGACATAAGATTTCAGATATCACCGAAAAGGTGTATACAGCCAGAGAATTTGAATGGCTCAGAACTGAAATAGAAAAAATAAAATGACTTGTATTTGACGCTCAAATATAGGAATAGCGGTATAGGAGTAGTGCAGGAATAATGTATGAATTACCTACATTTTCCCACTTTTTACTACTCTTAACCGCTTCATAATTCCTTGATTTTACTGGATTTTCTCGGTATAAGCCACCTAACAAGTTTCTATAATTGAAACAAACTATCCAGCATTTACAGTACCTAGAGGGTTCAAATGTAGGAATAATCGAGAAATAAACGACACCCACACAAACTTAACCACCTCTATCTACTGTTCAAAACCGTCTTCAATCACATCGCCCGTAGAATCCAAAAGAACCGAGTTGCGAGCTTTGCGATAGATGGTTTGTCCCTGAATTGTTTTACCGGAACTGTCTTTGATTGGGTTTCCACTTGAGTCCTGGATGTTGTCTAAGAACACGAACTCATTAGGATATCCTGCGAAAGCCGTTCCGGTAATAATTGTACCATCTGCTTTGTGTGCTGTATAGCCCTTTAGCAAAGCTTCTTCCGTAACAGTATCGCCGGTAAGGTCGATCAAAACTTTATTGCCGAATACGACTTTATTCGCAGCCATTTGACAAAACCTCCTTATCCGATTGTAACAGTCTTTCCTCCGGCAGAGTTATCGGTTTCTACATATGGGATTGCCTTAACTGTAACCTGAGATAAGCAGTTGTACTCTTCATCGGGCATGATCGTCTGAGCTTCTTTGGACGGTGTTACTTCCTTGCTCTGTGGCTTCATATCCTCAGAACCAGACATGGCACCCTCAACGCCAAGAATCGTCACACCCTCACGAATGTTAGTAGCAATAAGCTTTGCCTGTTCGGTGGCGTCAATAGACACCTTACCAGAGCCATCATGATAGCCTTGCGGTACTGTATATTCTCCAGCCACAGTTGAGATGATACCCTTGACAGCGCCGTTGTTCTTCATAGTACCTGTAAGCTTACTTCCACGGGCGTGCGCAGTCTTTCCTACGAGAATCTCAGCGACAGCCGCAGTATCTTCGGAAGTATCGCTGTCGAATGTACAGGTACCCGTGATCTTTGCACCACTCTTATCATGAGCAGTAATACCTTTGAGGACCTTATCTGCACTGACGGAATCGCCAGTAAGATCGATAAGGACATCCCCCCCCGTAAATGACTTTGTTTACATTCATATTTGCCATAATGTTTAGTCCTCCATGACACTTTCATTATTTTTCTTTATCAGCAGTCTTGTTGTACTGGGATGTACTGATTCCAAGGATAACACCAAGGAAAGTATCAACCGCAGTGATGGTTCCGACTACCTGCTCTCCATACGGGAGACCCCAGATTCCAGCCAGTGCAAAATATAATGTACCAGCAGCCGGAAGTAGATACATAGCAATCCACTTAAGGATGTCGTATGTCTTGTTACTCATGCTCATTGTGCTCTTCCTCCTTCTCTATAAATTTATGAATCGGGAGTTTGTCCACCTCCTGCATAATTCGCTTTGCTGAACCATTCCCGCCCATACGTTCGTAGGGTTCATAGAGATACACTCTCAGATTCTCATATTCATCCTGGGTTACACGCCCACGGTCAATATACGACATTCCAAGATACATGATCCTGTCATGTGCCAATCCAATAAGCATCTCTGTTTTTACATCTTTTTGCTCGCTTTTCTTTTGCAAATAGGCCCACAGCCCAGAAGATGCAAGAACTGAGCTAAAGATCGTAAGTACAACCTGAAACCATGGTTCCATCGTTTTCCTCCTTCTTTATGTGCAATCATGCAGACCTATCAGAAACAATCAGCTTCTTGTTGACTATTGTGATTTCCTTACTAAATAGGTCTTCGTAAAGCTGTATTAAATTCTTTCGTTGTTCTCTGGATAAGAGTTTATAATGTCCTCCCATCCAACCGCGAAACATATTTTCGACATTGTCGTAATCCGCTTCTTCATTTTCAACCTTAACGGCAAGTTTCTTGAGTTTTCTACGCATTGCGGTAACTCGATCCGGGTTTATTCGTTTGATGACTTTACCTGTATCCGTAAGTGTGTACTTGATTTGCAAGAATTTGTATTTGCTCGAAATCTTAACGATTCTGGTTTTCTTACGATTGATATGGATTCCAAGTTCGGCTGCTATTTTACAGACGTTTTCGAGCAAGTTTTCAAGCTCTTCTTTACTGGGATTCATGATGTACCAATCGTCCATATACCTTCCATAAAATTTCTGCTGACGCACATACTTGACGTAATTGTCAATCGGATATGGATAATAAATTCCAATGACTTGTGAAAGTTGATCCCCAATATTGACGGACTTCTCCATCCACTTTTCGCCAGTGAGCTTCTCTTTTGGAATATTCCGATACTCCAGTTTATTGAAAGTATCGATCATACAGGTCTCGTATTCCTCGTCAGACATATACGAAACATCGATCTGGAAACCCTTAAATATCAACGTTAAAAGCCAGTCAATAAACTCATCGTCATTGAACAGCTTCAACAATTCTCGTTTAGCAATCTCATGGATAATATTGTCATAGAACTTTGAAAAGTCACCGAATAGAATATAACCGTCATTTCCGTATAATTGGTAGTATTTGTGGAGATGGATTTCGAATCGTTTTCTCTGTTGTGAAATTCCGCGCCCCTTGATAGATGCGCAGTTATCATAAATGATATGTTTTCTAACTTCTGGAAGTAAAACCTCATCGCACAGAGAATGTCGGACAATGCGATCGCGGATTTGAATGCTTGTAATAGGTCTTATTCGGCCTCTTTCGTGCAGCTCGAATTCCTGTGTCGGTCCATTTTGAAGTGTCCGATTTATTAGATCGTCTTGGATTTCAAATATATACCGCAGGAAATTCATCATGAATTTTTGCGTCGATTCTTTCCACTTGCTGCTTTTCACAGAGACCTTATAAGCCCTATACAAGTTATTGGCGTCACAGACAATCTCCTCGTAGTTCATAACCTATTCACCGTTATAACAATACTTACCGTAGTAAATTGTATTAGGCTTTATTATTTATCCTTGCGGAACGGATAGCATCTCCTTCTTCGTTGGTTAATCGAAGAATCCGGACGAACTCCATTAGAGTTCGAAGCGTTGTTGTAGTTCGTATTGCCATTGTTGTTCACATTGGCAAAGTTAGCCGAAGAAACGACGCAATTTTTTAGATGTTACCCTTTTTCTAACCGCGACTTAATCGCCATGTCTCTTTGACGCCACCTTTTTATCAATCCGATTTCTCGGTCGATAGCTTTAACATACCGGTTGTACACATTCAGATCTACATCGAATATTTCAACAACCCGCTGCAACTCGTTGATGAGCTGCTCGCAATTTACAATGGCCGCATTCTGGTAATCTCTCCTGGTCTCGTACTCGTGCATTGTCCGTGGGTAAATGGTGTTTGCCGCTCTAACATTGCTCGTTATCAGGGAAGCACACTGGTTTACTTTCGATTTGAAACTCCGCATCAGTTCCCTGTACTTAGCAAAGTTTTCTTCCGAAATTTCTCCATACGCATACTTCTTCCGAACAAAGCCGTCCACATCCTTAACACCAAATCCCCTCTGCATAAGGAGTATCAGCATATCATGCAACTCGATCGAGTACGTAATCGCTTCGAATTTTGACTCTTTTCTGTCGCCTAACAGAACGCTCATTCGTAATCTTTACCGGTGATCTCAGCGAACTCCTCTTTGGTGATCCAGCCCATCTTCACCGCATTACGAACTCTGGTCTCATTCCACATTTTCATGCTGTACCAAAGCTTTACTTTACTGTAATTCTTGCTATGTTCCATGGTGATCCTCCTTCTTAAAGCTCTACATTGGACATCATCGCAATGTAGGCGATGTCAGACTGCATTTTGGTTCTGGCAAACTCCTCCTCAGAAATATCTCTAAGGACAAACCAGTATTCGCCAGGAACCTGCTCAACGATCTGAACCAGCTCCATGTTCGGATGAACAGTCTCGGTTGTTCCGTCGCTGATAGTAACCGGAGAGCAGTTATCTGCAAATACAGATTCCTCGATTTTTTCTGTAGAAATGAAATTGTTTCCGTTCAGCTTAAGATTGGAAATCTCAGTTCCATCACCGAGAATAATTTTATAGATTTTCTCTTCCATGATTAGAAGCTCCTTTCAAAAATATAAACGGGGCACAAGGCCCCGCGATTTTAATTAACCAACCGGGAAGACCGGACGAACCCCATGAGAGGACGAAGCGGAGGCGCAGGACGAAAGGCCATAGCCGTCCACACGGGCAAAGCCAGCCGAAGAAACGACGTCTCTTAACCACTGGTTGTAAGATCTGTTTACGATGAATCTCGGACATACCATGAACAGCGCCAGCTGAGTCTTGCTGATTGTGTAGATACTCGGAACTGTTGAACCATCAGAAGTTGGACTGAAATGAGGATGGCCATACATCATAGGTTCGTTCGGGAGCTCAATGCTGGAATCGAACCATGCTCCACCTGACGGTCTTCCATTTGCAACCGCATTGCACAGGTATTCTCTGTGAGTAAGAACAGACCCCTGGAAAGCCGCATTTACGATTGTTTTGGCGTTTGCCAAGTTACTCTTGTACATCGCAGAGCCCACATATCCACCGGTCGTAACATTGGTAGTATTCATCTGCGCATTGTAAAGCGCCTCATCCGGCATGATAACGAGATGATGGCTGGTAAATGCAGTATCACCGCAGTTGTACCAGTAATCCATATCAACGATACGCCAAATACGACCTCCGATACTCCAATAGTCGCCAAGGAACATTCCTTTAAAGGAACCGTCCTTAATAGCAGCTTTCTGTACTGCGGTCAGCGCTGTACCAAGATTCTTGCCTCTGAAGAGTACCCGGCGAAGCTCCACCGGAGCAAAGCCATCAAGCATAGCAAAGAGTGCGTCTTCAGCTGCAATAGCCTTGTTTCCGTCCGTAGTCCCGACGAGTAATTTGTTACCGGATACCAGCTCGTTGATCTGGGTGAGTTCGGAAAGATTTACTCCTCCGATAAAATCTTTGGAACTTAAAAGACCGATTAACGCCTTTGCTAAAGCATCTGCCGCAATGGTCTTTGTCCCGTTAGGTCCGTCAAGCAGGAAAATATTACTTGCTGCTAACGCCTGGACCTTTTCGTAGTCTGTGATTTTCATTTAATGAATCCTCCTTTATTTGATGACAAAAATAGCCCGACCTTCGATAACATCGCCATTGCTGTCACGGAGAAGATCACTGGAATATGTACGTCCAATGACCGTATCCAAATTGCTGTCAGTAATGGGTGCGTCCGAAGAATCGAGCACGTCTCCGTAAGTACGGTATTCATTATCATAAAGCTTCTGATATACCGTGTATTCGTTTTCAAGGTTGGAACTGAACTGGTTAAGAATATCTACCTGCTCCTGCAATTCCAGCAGCTTCTTAGCAAGGCTTGCCGCCGTATTGCCATCTAACAGTGCCTGTAACTGATCAAACCATTCTCGAAATTCTGTTTCTGACTTCTGTTTCCAATCAGCCATTTCCGCAGTATTGATGCTTGTGTATTCGTTGAACCACGCCTCCCATTTTTCTTTCCAATAGGTACTTGTGGCTTCCATATCTGCTGTATGCTCCGAGTACCAAAGGTTCCACTGAGCTTCCCATGTCAAATATGCAGACTGAATCTCCTCAGTCTGTGCCAGAAACCAGGTAGACCACTGCTCTTTCCAAAACTTATTTGTTTCTTCCATATCAGTAGTCTGCTTTTCGTAGAACTCTTTCCACTGGTCCTGCCATTGGGCAATCAAATCATCGATTTCAACCTTGTCCAATGGAGCCGTCACGAATGGACACTCTGAAGTTCCAACGCAGTTCGTGATGTTTGCCTGTCGAATAGAAGTGACCCCGGCGCCGACATAAATATACGCCAGTGGATATTGCCAGCGATCATTTGTCTTCACCATCGTAGGTTTCGTTGGATTCGATGCTGGGGTTCCTTTAATGATTTTGATGTCATTTGCTCTGACGGCCTCTCTCGAATCTACTTCAAGCACAACTGCATCATATCGGTTCAGCAGAATCTCGGACTGTGGAACTACTAACGGTAACAGAGCGTCATTCAGCGTCCAAGTGTGATTGAACCAGGCTCGTCCGACACCAACGTTGATAATCATTGCTTCCGATTCTTTTACAACCATTGCAGTTCCGACATGCTGCAATATTCCGTCCTGAATGATTCCATCGAAAATGCTGGACATCTGAATAGCATCGTAGCGCCGATCTCCTTCTTTTGAATTATAAAATCCAAATGTTACACTCACTTCTTCATCACGCTCCTTCCTGTTCTATAGTCTTAAAAGTCGGATAGACGGAATAACCGTCCTTATCTTCTGAACGAACAATTTCAAGAATACGAGCTTTTGTCTCGTGTCCGTATTCGTTCGCAATCTGTACAATGTCCCCGTTAAAGAAATCTTTTCCATACTGGAACATGATAGTTGTTTCTGTTTCTCCCTCGAATGAGGTAATGCTCACATTTTCAGCAAGCTTTTCTTTTCCTCTTTGCTGCAACTGTGCCATATACTCGGCATCGGTCAACGCATCATCGCTTCCAACATTTGAAGAAATGTCACGAGCGTCCGTAAACAATTCTCTGCGATTCAAACCAGAGCCACCACCAACCGTAGTATATCTTCGATCGGCGCCCTCACCTTCTCCACCAACCAAGGTCACTGTCTTCAACGAAGCTTTAGATTCGATGTAGTTACTATTGATGATGTTCTCGAATTTCGGTGAAAATATAACGTAGGGATTCTCCGTCTGATCGTATGATCTATCTGAACCGGCATACAACTCAAATACGAACTGCTTTTCATCATTCAGAGTGATCTTGAAACCGATACCCTGCTCCTCGCAAATTTTCTGGATGACATCATACAGGTTATCTCCCGTGTACTGAGCTTCCAGTTTCAACTTTGTAATTGCTGGATCGGTTGATTCTTTGAAAATAAAGTTTGGAATTTTTCGATTGCTGTCTGACGGAGAAATTACATTCTCGTTGAGCAGTGTTTTTATTCCATTTTGAAGATTTCCGCTTAATAGTTTCTGTCCCCAGACGATTCGCCTGTCGAGGATAGATTCTAATGAACGCCCAGTAACCGTTACATGGTTACCGTCTTCGGTATCTGAAGTAATCTGGATTTTCTCCACGATCATCACATGTTCAGATTCCTTGCTCTGCAAATAGTAATCCTGTTTGATGTAGTCAAGAAGACCCTCTCGCATTGCTTCATACAGTTCAAAGTCACCGTAAGCGTAATACCGATCTGTCCAGATGAAGGACTCGTACGTATCCACAATAGAGACAGCATCTAGGTTGGTGTTTAAAATTGTCACGTCCATAGTGCTTATACCCCCTCGTAGACTATACGGTTCTCAATCTTAAACTGTAAATTTGTACTTCCGTACTCAGCCGTATAAGCAAAGATGTTGTCGCCCTTCGCAAGCTGGAACCAATCAGCGTTTTTATCCAGGCAGTTCAAGATGTTTGTAGTCTTTCCGTTCCTAAGAAGCGTAATCGACTTGTTTCCTTTTACGGTGCAGATAATGATTTCATCACCTGCTATAATTCCAGAGCCAGTGAATTTCTCCAATTTATCGGTATCGATCCGCATCACTTCACGAGTACCGGTATTGTAGATCGTAATATTGCTGGCTTCACCGATTGCATGAATCGTAATAGTCACTCCGATTTCAGCGTCGCCATTATATACAACCACCTGCTCTGTTTCATTTTTGATTTCTCCCATTTCTAGTAACGGGTCCTTAAGAGATTCATTACTGAAAGGAAACTCGAACAGTGCCTCTACACCATAGAAGATGGTTGTGTTGATTCCGTCTTTTCCGGCAGAGTAAAAGAAAGGATTCGGACACACGATTGAGATATCCGAACCCTCGTCTTTACTGAAGATTGTTGGGTCGTTTGATTCGACATACCCTTCAATCTCTGCCTGCCTGTTATCGGTTTCGATAAGCATGATGAGCTTCTTTTTAATAGGAAAATACTTGTATGAAAGCTGTCTTACGTCTTCAATGGAATCCTTCCACATATACGCAAGAGAAATAACAATGTTTCGGCTCGGCATCCTTGAGGAATTGAACAGACTTCCATCGTTTGTAGCGATTTCCGTCGTATTGATGTTCGCTTTTCCTGGTCCCAAGCCAGTTACAGACTTGATGATGAAACCGGATTTCTCCGGTCTCGCCAAATCAAGTCGGATACTATCGCCAAGATAGTTCGTAAACGTGACTGCTCGAATCAAGTTTCCACCATCCTTTCCATCGCCGAGAACTGATTCTTCGTCTGCCGATAAATCTCTGTTCTCGACAGTGCCTTAGGCGAATAGTTATTCTGTGTAAAGTTATAAGAGTTACCTGTATTCGGATTAGTATCTTCATTTTGAAGATTCCGTCCACGAGCTGCTGCAATTCCTGTGCTGACGGTTAAAGCCTGCGATCTACTGAACAGCGTATTCAGTCGATGACTCTTCTCTTCAACGTCTGACAGATCCAGAATCGGTCGAATCATAGGCTGACCATCAACACCGTTGTCGATCATATCCTTAACCTTTGCGATTGCATTTCCAAGACCTGTTTTTGCCGAATCAGCCATTTCAGCACTGGCATTATATGCCTTCACCGCATAAGTTCCGATGGCATTAACGAATCCCAATCCAAAGAAATCACCGATGTGGTATCCTACTCTGGAAGGTGAATGCTCGTCCAGTTCGTCTTCTGCTGCTTCTGCCGCAGCCCTTGCCATTGCTCTGGCTTTAGCTTCCGCGCGGTACGTATTCTCACTGATTCCATCAGCAAATCCCTCCACCAAGTAAGCACCAGCCTGTTTAAACTGATCATGATAATCCCGGATAGCTGTTACAGAAGCATTAAGATTGCCAGTGAAAGCTGTTTTTACTTCTTCAGCTTTTTCCTTAACACCAGCGATGAACTTAATCATGCACTGCATTCCTGCATTTTGAAATTCCGGATACTTGTTCGCGATAGCTGTAAGGCATGAACTTAAGATGTTTACAAACGCATTTCTGGTTTCGTAATCTTTCGATTTAACTCCAGCAATAAGCTTGATCATGAGGTTCGCACCCGCAGTATTGAACTGAGTCTGCTTATTATTGATTGCAGTGATGCAACCGCTAATAATGTTGGTAATTGCAGTTTTGGTATTTCCGTCCTGAGATTTAATTCCGCTGATAAATTTTGTCATCAACGTAGAGCCAGCAGTATTGAACTGGGTTTGATAGTTCGTAAGAGTCGTAAGTACAGCCTGCATCATGGTCGTAAACGTAGATGTCAGATTACCTTTCTGAGCATTAGCCGCATTGATGAATGTCGTCAGCATAGAGGTCGCGGCGGATGTCACTCTTCCGCTCGCATCTGTAAACGCATTGATGAAACCGTCGATACCGTTGTTTCCAAGCTGAATCAGTGCTGTGCTAAAACCACTCATACCACTCGTATCTAATTCCGCCATTCCTTTAGCCATTTCAACAAGTCGATTCACCTGGGTAATCACACTTGACATGATTCCGGTATCGATTCCAGAAATAGAATCCGAATAACTCTTAATTCCACTTCCGAACTGAACCAGACTATCACCAAAACTACCAAGATCGTTGTCACCGGTAAACCAGCTTACAAGTCCTCCGGTATTTGGAATGGTGTTGGCAAGCTCCACTAGGGCTTTACCAGCTGTTGCTGAGTTCGTAATAGCCGCGGAGTCCATACCCATAATAGCTTCAGAATATGCCTTCATAGCTTCACCGAACGGTACAAGTTTCTCACCGAAAGTATCAACATCGTTGTTTCCAGTAAAGAATGCTACAACGCCACCTGTATTGGGAACAGTATCAGCAAGCTCGACTAAAGCCTTGCCCGCCGTTGCAGAATTGACGATTGCATCGGCTTCCAGTCCACGAACCGCATCGCCAAATGCTTTCATTGCTTCGCCAAATGGTACAAGCTGTTTTCCAAACTCACCCATATCGTTTTCACCAGCAAAGAATCCTACGACACCACCAGAATTTGGAATGGTTGTCGCCATCTCTGCCATGGCCTTGCCAGCGATTGCCGCTTCTGTAACGGCATTTGCATCGAGTCCAGTAATTGCATCCCCGAACTGTCTCATAGCTTCGCCAAACGGTACAAGCTGCTTTCCAAAGGCAGTCATGTCATTTTCTCCTGCGAAGAAAGACACTAATCCGCCTGTATTTGGAATTGTGGCTGCCATTTCAGCTAATGCTTTGCCAGCTGTCGCCGCATTTGCCACGATTTCCCCGTCCATGTTTCCGATAGCTAACGAGAAATCTCTCATAGCTTCGCCAAACGGTACAAGTTCCTCTCCGAACTTAGATAAAGACGATCCTCCTGTAAGCCAAGAAGTCAATCCCTGTAAAATATCAGCCGCTGTCAGAATAAGCACAGTCTCAGCTAATGCCTTTACTCCGTCCATCATAGATGGCTGAATCTGACTAGCTCCCTGTAAAAACGGCTGAACATTATTCATAAAAGCGGATAAATCAGCTCCAATTTGCGGGAACTGACTCGACACACCGCTCATAAATCCGCCGACGATTCCACCAACGAACTGACCGATTGCCGTTCCGATTCCCTGTAAAAGCTTTCCACCTTCTCCGATAAGCCAAGAAAGTCCTGGAAGTTTCGATAAGAGTCCGACGGCCGCAAGCACTAACGCCATCTCAGCAACAACCGCACCCATACCAAGGATTCCAACCATTGCTCCTGGAACAAGCGATGCTGTTGCACTAAGAGCAAGCATAATAGCTGATAACAGACCGATTCCGGCAATTCCTTTTAGCAAAGCTCCAGTATCGATTCCTCTCAGTGCATCGACGATACCAGCGAAAAATGCTACGAGTACATCGACACCAGCTTTAATCAGTGACGGCAGATTACTAGCAATACCCTCTAAAATTCCAATAAGGAATTTGAAAGCTAGATCTACAATTTGAGGCGTATAAGTAACCAGAGCCGCTAATACACCAACCACTAATTGTAAAGCTCCGTCTGCCAGCTGCGGTACACAGGATACGAAAACATCGATCAGCGTTAAGACAACTGCCTTTACAGCTTCACCAATAGCTGGTGCTCCGGCAGCAATTACTTTGCAGATTGCGATAATTCCTTCTCCGACTTTTGTAAGAACAGCCGGAATTAAGCCAGCGATACCAGTAACGATAACTGTCAGTGCTGCTACGATTGCAGTCGCTCCAGCGGCACCAGCAGTTGCCAGCGCTGTGAATCCGATAGCAAGTGCCGAAAGTCCTGTGCCAGCTGCAAGTAAACCCGCTCCGATTGTAAGAACCCCAACACCAATCAATGCAAACGCTCCCGATAATGCCAGAATAGTCGGAACCAATGGTGTAAGTACCGCGCCTGCTACGCCGATAATTGTGAATGCTCCGGCAATAGAAATAAGTCCTTTCGCAATCGCTTCCCACGATAACGCTCCCAAAATACTGAGTACCGGCGCAAGAACAGCTAAGGCTCCGGACGCAACCAACAATGCTGCTGATCCACCAAGCGTGCCTTTCATGAAATTGAGACTGATAGCCAACTCAGCTAAAGCCCCACCCATGACGGTAAGACCTCTACCGATCTCTTCCCACTGCATACCTCCGAATTTACTCATACAGTTTGCAATGATTTCAAGTGCGCCGCCGACGATAACGAGCCCAGTTCCAATACCGATCATGTTCTTCGGCATCAGATTAACAGCAATAGCTACCTCTGCAAGTGCGCCGCCCATAGCAGTTAAACCTCTGCCGATTTCATCCCACTGTAATTGACCAAAATCTTTTACAGCGGAAGCAAAGATTTTCATTGCAGCGCCAATAGCAATTAAGGCTACGCCAGTAGACATTACGTGTTTTGCATTTCCAGCCAAATTCGTAAAGACAGCAAGTTCGGCAAGTAATCCACCGATTCCAGCTAATCCTTTTCCAATCTCGCTCCACTCCATCTGACCAAAGTCTTTGCAAGCGGATGCCAGAACTTTCATTGCCGCCGCCAGAATAACAATTCCAGTCGCAGTGCTAAGCATTTTTCCGTTAAATTTTGCAACTCTAAGGAATACAGCAATCTCAGCAAATAAGACTCCGACTCCTGTTAATCCACGTCCAAGTTCATCCCACTGTAATTTCGATAAATCCCTACATGCCGAAGCCAGGATTTTGATAGCTGCTCCAAATATAATTAAGCTGGTAGCGCCTTTCATAACTTGTTTCTGACCGCTTGCCATGGCTTTAGATGAAGCAACAACAATAGTCGTAAGACCGGCAATTCCAACCAGACCTCTCGCAAGTTCACCCCAATCAAGGTCTGAAACTTTCTTCAAAGCTCCTGCCAGAATAGATACTGCAACTGACATAGCGATCATCGCGGTACATGCTTTGGATACTTTTCCCGTATCACTGCTGATTTTGTTAAAAATCGCCATCGCTCCAAGTAGATTAGCAAAGAGAACTGTGATAGCCCCAAGAGAAACTGACAGTTTATCGCTATCGATCAAAGAAATAGCTACGATAGAACCAGCAAGCAAAGCGATTGCTGCTCCGATTTTAAGTAACGTTCCGGCTTTAAGATTTGTCTGATATGCCTCAAAGCATCCTCTGACACCATCAAGAGGTTCTGTTACACTTTTTAAGAATTTAGAAATTGATAAAGCAATTCCACCAACAGCGATGCTGTTAAGAACATCAAGAACTCCGCTAAAATCTGCATTTCCGAGTTTCTCAGCGAGTGTTCCCATCATAGTTCCGACTGCATCGGCAATACCGCCAGCAATTACTTTCACGGCGGTCCACAATGCTTCCATAACTTTGAGAAATTTACATTTTTCAAGTGCTTCTCCCATCATCTCGAAAGCAACGATGACTCCGCTCTTCATTTTTCCAGCACCATCACCAATCTGAGCCATGCGATCATGTACTCGTTCAAGGAATGAGTGGAATAATTCAAATCCAGGAAAATCAAACTTCTCCCCGGCAGTTTTTCCAAATTCTTTTACTTTTTCTCCGGCAGTTTTAACAAACGTAATAGCTATCTTTACGATATCAACAACCGTCGAAACTGCTTTGCCAAAGACATCTGTCTTCTTTACCGTTTCATCAAGCTTAACAAGATACTCACCGAAACTTCCAGTAAGTGATAACACTCCGTTTCCAGCCGGTAAGAAAAGACCAATCAATTCGCCGACACCACCGGCAACAGCTTTGAAAGCTTGTCCGACGATATCAAGCACTGCAAATACGCCTTTAAACGTATTCTTCAGATTCTTTGAACTTTCTTCCCCCATTTTGAATTTTGCTGTCAGATCACGGATACGCTCTGTGATTTCGGCTAACTGTTTTCCAGTCATTGGCGGGAAGATTTCGTTGAATGCCTCCCGAACCGGCTTGGCAACGCTAACCAGTCCCTCGAAAACATTCTTTACTGCTTCGATCATCATGGTACGACCGCCAAGGTCTTTCCAATCCTGAAGCATTTTATTTCTCGCATCGGCAGAAGCATTGATTACGGCACTGAACGTATCGCTCACCTCAGTAAGTAATTCTTTTGCCTCTTCAAAGTCGCCGACGATAATTTCCCAGCTTTGTGTCCATCCTGACTGGGCAGCCTCTTTCAACGTGTCGAACAGCTGAGTAAAAGTCTTTACTTTTGTTGCTGCATCGTTCGCTGTTTTACCCATCTCCATAATGGATTTGATCTGATCATCGGTATATCCCATGGTCCGAAGCTGATCTTCGTTGAGATCACCTGTAAATTTTGCCAAGGTTTCAGTCAAGATGTCAGAGGTAAGCCATCCTTTACTAAGGGTCTCTCTGAATGAGCCCTCATCTTTGATCATTTCGTCAATGGCAATTCCATGAACTTTAGCCGTTTCTTTCAGCGCATCCTGGAATACCTGACCGCCCATACCAGCGTTTACCACTGAGTTCCAGTCCTGCAATTTTACTGTTCCTGCCGCTAATGCCTGTGAAAGCTGATACATAGCGGTACTTGCCTGCTGAGAGTTGGAACCTGATACGGCTGCAAGGTTCGCAATACCCTTGATAGCTGCTACAGATGTGTCCAGATCCACGCCAGCCGCGGTGAACGTACCAATGTTACGGGTCATCTCCGTAAAATTGTAAATGGTCATATCTGCGTAATGATTTAATTCATCTAACGCATTATTTACCTGGTCAAGAGTTGTTCCTTTTGAAGATGTATTCGCAAGGATTGTCTGAACGGCATTGATCTGGGTCTCATACTCCTCAAAACCGGTTTTAATCGGATCGATGGTAAAAGCAGAGACAAGATTTTTTCCAGCAGCAAGCGCAGAATTGGTAATGTTCTGTAAAGCGGTAATTGCCATTACTTCCAATGCGGAAAATCGCACTCGTACAGTCTCAACTGCATTACTCAGCGGTGACATATTTCCACTGCATTTATTTGCGGCATCGTTTACGGTTTCTAAGCCTTTTGCTGCCCCTTCGAGGTTAAGACTCTTCTTCAACTTATCGAGGCTTGATAAACTGGTCTGAATATTTTGCTCAAACTGTTTGTTATCAAACCGCATTTCGACGACACGTTCGTCAACGGTTGTACTCATAGCTTAGTAACCTCCTTCCATGCCGCATCTGCAATTTTGTCAAAAATAGGCTGGATAGCAGGATTGATGTAGTCTCGCCCCTGTACCCAGCCGCCGTTTCTTGTTGCGTGTCCGTACTGCAAAATGACTGCAATAGGGACTCCATTTTGAATATTTGTGTTATAAAAGCTGATTGACACGGAACCTTGCTTCCGCTCGATCTTGTAGTGCCACGAATTTGCCGTCCGTCCTGTATCAACTGGTGTTGTAGACGCAAGGGCGGCTACGCCCTCTCGACCATACTTATCGAGGTCACCGAGACGAACCGATTCCTTTGCTCGCTCTAAGAATCGAGTCAGCTTAGAAAAATCACCCTTTTGTCTGAACGTGATCATATGAATCTCCTACTTTGCTAAGTAAGCACTGGATGAGAAGCCAGTATACTGCACACCGTCAAGTACAAACTGGATGTACAGCCACTTAACTCCGTTTGCCATTGTGTAGTAGCCATAGCATTTAACCTTAGTGCCAGCCGGGATTTTACAAAGAGCTTTCTTATTTGTTCCGGCATCATTACGACAATAAAGAACCGCTGTTGTTTTGTATTCACCAGCATAGGCCTTGTTAAACTGCTTGGCAGAACAGGTAGCCACCACTTTCTTTGAAACTGACTGGTTCTGATCCTGTTTGGTGTTGGACGGCGTTACCGCTGATCCATTCAGAATCTGATTTACCATGTTCTGAACTTCCGAGTAGTTGTATCCGTACTCAGTAAGCAGCTTCTTACGATTCTCACCGCTTCCCCACAACCCAACGATCACCTCATGAGCGATGGTTTTAGTATCTTTTCCCTTGCTTAATCCAGGAGCGGAAACTGTATTGTCATCGTACTTTGGCGTGATGAAGCCGCGGATAAATTTTCCGTTAATAGACAGAGTTCTCTTCTTAACGGCATTACTGTAGTTGCCCTCTTCAACAACCATGTAACCGGATTCCTTATACACCTCGATTACCGTACCGACATGATCCGGATTGCCTGTGTTGTCGCCGATTCCGTTATCCTGCCAATCGTACAAAATTGCATCGCCAGGACTAGGTACATAAGCATCGTTCTCCTGCCAACATCCCATTTTCTTTGCCGCTTCAATGAGGTAATAGCAGGAAATTTCCATAGGCATAATGCTCTCATATCGGAGAGCTGCCGCTAATGCAGACCAGGTGCAAGCGCACCAAGCCCAGTCATAGCGCATACGAATGCCACGAGGAAATTTGCCAGCGCAGATCTTCTCAAAGAAGTCGTTATATAAATCGATAATGCTTTTATGTGAGCCGTTCGATTCTTTCTTTCCATCCCAAGATTCGACAAGATTAACAACGGCCTGTCTTGATTTCGCCATTTTTATCACTATCCTTTCGAATTAAATTTCTTTCTGTTTGCGGCATTTACTTCCGCATGATGTCTGTATAAATCTCGTTTGCTTCTCTTCTTCGGGGGCTTATTTTCCGCATTGCAAATCCGGATAAGCATTAACAAACGATTCAAATGCCATTTCTGACACTCAAATGGAATATGATATGCGGTCATCCAGTAATAGATAAGTTCACTGGTTATCTGCTGCCTGTTTATTGGACCACCTTTTTCTTCCTTAACAGTCGAAGCCGTCATAGGCTCTTCAATATAGGCGTTTACCGCATCAATGTGAGAATTGGTAATGCATCGATAGACCAGCGGGTCAACATTCTGTGTGAGTGTCATACAGCGTATATAGTCAATGGTTTCTTCATAGGTCTTCTGCTCTTTAGATAAGAAGACTTTGCACCATTTACTTTCCCATTTTGAAAGTGAAACGAGCGAATGCTCCAAACGCAACTTCTGTTCCTTTACAGGGATAAATCGCTGATTCCGCTCATCCCACAGATCAGTTCTTGGTATCGTAAGTTCAAGCATTCGAGCTCACCTCTTTAGTTCATGGTGGCAACCACAGGAGCAATCTCCGGATTTTCCGAATGCTTCTTGATATCTACAACTTTCGGAATTACATGGTTTACGAATTCAGCGGCTTTGCTGTCATCTGTAGCAAGTTCCATAAACAGAAGATTGTAGAACTGAGTGCAGGCAAACTTTCTGGAAATCTCTTCGGACTTCTCGAAATATGTGCCGTCAGCACTCTTCTCTCCGTATGCCTTTAAGATAAATTCCTTAAAGAACTTGATAATGGTCGGCTGATCTTTTGCATCTACGATGCGCTGAAGCATCTCAGCAACTCCACCAGCTGTGCCCAATTCCATCTCCATAACCTCTGTTTCGGTAAGGTTGAAGAGCTTTGTTTCGGTGCGCTCAACACCATTAAAATCTTTATAAGTCTTTGTTACTGCATACATAATTTTGTTCTCCTTTCAAATAAAAAGGAGTCGCCAGCTTTCCTGAATACGACTCCATCTGTGGTTTGTGTATTATTTTTTCTTAACCTTCTGCGGTCATAATCTTAATTACTTCATCCGGAAGCGGAAGTCTCGGTTCAACACCATCGTCTGCTTCGGCAGAAGAAGGATCTTTACCATACAGGATCTCTTCAAGAGCAGCCAGTTTCTTAGCATCGACCTTGGTAGAATCGAAGGTGAGAATAGAAGTAGGCTTCAGCTTCTTTCCATCGATTAAGGTTGCAATCTCGACTGGTGTGGTGCTGAACTCCCAGGATAAGGTAATAGCTTCCGGGCTGTCATTTACAGTGGAATAACCCTTCTCAGAAGGAGAAGCTAAGCAACCATAAACGAGATGAAGCTTATAGCCGTAATCATTGGAATCAACATCGTTACCGAGAAGTGTCTTGTAAGATAAGCCGAACATCTTACGGTTCTGCTGTCCTGCAAACACTCCAGGGGCGATTTCTTTGGAACCATCGCACTCTGCGAACTCATCCGGTGCCATATAAGCTTCGATTGTGCCGCCAAATTCCTCTGCAGACATAAGGTTCAGATACTTGATGTTGTCTGCATAAATTGCAGTAGGTTCTGCTCCAGACGGGCTCTCTGTTACGGTGCTAAGACCGTTCCATGCGGTACCAGAGTTATATACGCCACCGGTCTGAATCGGGTAAAGGACGCCCTGGCTGACACCGGTCTCATACAGGCGCTCGCCAGTCTTGTCCCAAACGAGTTTCTTTTTCATAGAATTTGTCCTCCTTAAAAGAATATTTCAAAGACATCATGGTTTAAGTTGTCTTTCGTATAATGCCGATTGAATCGACTTGTCGGCATAGATGCTACTTTGCCAACGAGAGAACTATCCGGATCGCTGTCGATGACTGTTACTGAATACTTTCTCGCAGACAAATAAACCCCGTCATTCGCAAACGTATTCTCGATATCGTCGAGAGCGTAAACGATGGCGGGGTATTTCATTTTTACCGATGACGGTGGTTGAAAATAAGCACGACACTCTGGTCCTTTATTTGGACACGAGAGGATGTCGCATAAAGCATTATGCAGTTTCAGTCGTCTGCTCATTGTAAACACCTCCAACGGTCAATATTAAACGGGGATACTGAACTTCAACATTTGAAATTTTCCATTTAGCCCCCATATACTCGATAAATCTCATCGAATGAAAATTCGCATAAGCAAACGGATCGGCTACGATGCTGAACTCATTCGACACATTGAGATTGTCGTTGAGGTTATCCGAACTCTGATACTGTCGAGTATTCCGAATAACGTCTCCGTAGTAGTCACGAACTGTAATCTTCTCTCCCCAGACACCAGGTCGAATTTCCTCTGTTACGGAATAGCCGATTGCTCCGTAAAATTTACTCATTTTGAATTTTCTCCTTTAAGACTTTAGACTGTGTGATCCTCGGAACCGGAAGAAGCAGTTGTTACATCCTCTTCGATTGCGATTGCAGAGTATACACGAGTAAGAGCACCAGAGCATCTGGTCTCAAGCAGGGATTTCTCCTGGTTAAAGTCGATATCGAACTGAGTGAAGTGAGTAACCTCTCCACCCTTGGTTGCACCGAGGGAGTAATCAGCCAGATTTGCGATAATGGCAACCAGCTTCTTCTTTTTGCTGTCGGAAGTGGCTCTGGTCTTACCCTCAAACTGCTCCGCAGTATTGATACTGCCAACATTCAGTGCAGTGGCAAGTTCGGTCTTGGAAGAGTAAATACGTCTTCCGTTGATGTCTCTTGCCAGGAGCATCTGATTCAGCATATGAGGAGTAATGAACAGATCCGGGGTACCGGTGCCCTTATAATCCTCTCTTGCATACAGAACGGTATTGATCATGGCCTCTGCGATGATGTAGTTCTCACCAAAGTTAGCCGCGGTATTGGTTCCCTGAAGTTCTTTCTTAGCAGCTGCGACATCGAGATCAACGTGAATGGTGTACAGATCATCATCCAGCCAAATCGGTCTGATGTGATCCGGAGAAATCTTGCCTTCATCTCCGTCGTCTCTGCCATCACCCAGCATGATTGCAGTTGCCAGCTCTTCATTGAGCATCAGGCGGTCGATGTTGTACAGGTATGCCACATAGTCGAAATCGGTGATGTCGATGATATCATCTCTATGCAGCGCACTCTTTACGTACACAGTCTGAGGGTCGGTAGTTCTGCGAACCAGCTTGAAGTTGCCAGTCTGCTTCTTCTGTTTTCCCTTAGTATAGCCTTTAGCCTTAAGAGCATCGATGTTACGGATATCTACCTGGCTAGTTCTGATTCTGGAAATCGGACTCTTATGAACTTTGTTCATTACAGTTGTGATCCAACCCTGGTCGTTAGTAATCAGCTCCGGTGCACCAGGACGTACATCCTTGTATTCCGGGAACAGAAGTGTTACATTGCCATCTCCTGTCTGAGCAAATCCGCTTGCAAGAGCATCATGCTGAAGTGCATTCTCATTAGCATAGATCTCCAGTGCGGTCTGGAATGTTCCTACCTGGCTTGTCTTTGCCAGCTTAAGGATTTCCTCCTGGTCTGCGTGAGACAGAAAGCTCTTATCATCGCGCTTGTCAGTGTCAAAAACGTTGTGTTTCATATTGTCATCTCCTCCTTTAGATTCATCATCCTCTTTTTTAGGATTTTCTTTGTCTACGAATTCAGCCATCATGGCGAAAACGGCTGTCTGCTGTTTCGCGTTCATGGATTTAAAAATGTCTTCGATAGTCTCAACCTTATCGTCTTTTTTCTCTCCATTATCTGATTTGTCATTAGGCTCGATTTTTTCTTCTTCCTTCTTTTTATCCAGCTCATCTGCGGAATGCTCCAACCGACCCATGATCATTTCATTATAGCCAATGACAATACCGGTTTCCCCATCGCCATGCATCACTACATCATCGATAAATGCTCCTGGATTTGCACCGGCTAATACCAGACTTACTTCTCTGATAATGCCATGAACAACATCGTGTCCGGCCTGTTTAAGCTGATTGGCAAAGATAGAAAGAGACTGTACGTCGCCATGTTTTACAAGTTCCCGTGCAGTCTTTCCTGATTCTGTATCATTAAATTCACAGAACGCATAAACTCCTTCATCTCTATTTTCGAGATGAGCTAATCCAAGCACATTCGCCGGATCAGCATGATTATGCATCCATACTAACGGGACAGTCTGCCCGTTCTGTCCTTTGAAAGCGTCTTTTTTAATGACTCTTCCATCGGCACACTGAAGATCATTTCTAGTGGCCCAGCCACCAAAGTCATACTTCATTTTGATTTTCCTCCTATTTTCTGATATAGTACGATAACGGATGCGATGTCTTCTTTGATGAGCTGGAAGACTTTTTCTTTGATTTCTTGACCTTCTTGTACTCTGACTGAATCTTGTCAAATTCATCCTGATAGGTTTGTTCATATGACGAATCAAGGTCAGCTTTAGCCGCTTTGTAAGCTTCTCTAACTGACTTAACCGCTGCTTTAAGCTCGGAGCTAACTTTTGCTCTTTCACTTTTAGCATTAGCCTGGTTCTCAGCTTTTTCTTCCTTGGTATCGGACGATACTTTCACTTTCTTGTTTGTCGCATCTGTTCGAACACTAGCCTTATCCGTTTTGGCATCGCTACTGATTTTTGCTTTATCTGATTTTGCATCGTTTCTAAGCTTTGCAATCTTTGCGGTTCTTTCAGCAACACGCTTAGATCTCTCAGCCTTAGATAATCCTGATGGAATTTCTATTGCCATCAAACGCTCGATTTCGGCATCCTTTTTATTATCGATTCGTTCCTTCTGGCTAGATGATTCCTTTTCAATTTCTTCCAAATCAGAATCTTTATCAGTATCGATGCTTTTCTTCCTATCGGAAGCATTTTGGGTTAAGGCCTCATTCAGTTCTTTCAAACGAGAAGATATCTGTTCCTTCGTTGCTTCTGCTTTTTCACGAAGTTCCGTAATTTTCTGATCTCGCTTTTCCTGCTCTTCTTTGACCTTTGCTGCCTTTTCAGATTTGATATTATTTTTTGTATAAGACCAAATCTTCTTTCCCTCATCATTCAGCGATGTGGTAGAACGGCCTTTTAACTCTCTGGTACGCATATAGTATTCATGCGCTTTCTGAGGATCGTAATAGGGCGATGCATAATGTCTAAGAACCGCAACTTTAGGTTCATCCATTAAGAATCATCTCCCTCCTTATCATCGCCAGACGTATAATTGCCGATGATGTCATCGATTTGTGCAGAAATGCTGTCAAGAACTTCATTAACCAGAGCATCGTAATCACTGGTATCGCTGGATTCTGTTTCTTCACCGCTCGTCGTAGCATCTGTTACGGAACTACCACCAGGCTCACTTAAATTGCTGTTTCTCAATTCATCAGCCTTAGGATCAGCGGATGGCTTCCAACCAATTACCTGTCTGATTTCGTTTGATGTAGCAATTTCATTTCTGGTAAACTTATCAGAAATTTCAGCAAGATCAGCTACCGGAACAAGCTTGAATGGATCTCTAAAGAACATGATTGACTTGTTTTGGGCTCTGGCAGTCTTCGTTAAGAATTTTCTCTTCATTTCATCAACGATTGCGGAAATGATCGGTTCGATTGTCCGGTTGTAATAATTCAGCATAGTCTTCTCGTCTGCGGTACCATCTAAGATGCTCTGAGTGATTCCTAACTGGCTGTAAAGCATACTCGTTAAGTATTCAATCTGCTTCATTAGATTGTTTTCCAACGAACGATTCAACTGTGTGATTCGCTCTGTTCCGTCAGTATAAGCAATGCCATACTTAGAACCGGACAACTGCTGCTCGATATCTTTACGCCGCTTCTCTGCCTGCTGACGCCTTGCCTCTGATTTAATTACATAAGGTAGCTGAATGATCAAATCCAACTTGCCGGAGCTGCTCTGTTCATCGACAGCATCTAACAAATTCAATTTTCGAATAAGCCTCTGCATCGTCGAATTCGGTTCGTTAATTACCGCATACAGTGGATTTTCTACGATAGCAACCGTATCTTTCGGAACAACAATTTCTTGTTTTCGCCCAGTATTTTCGTTATATACCTCAACACGGACGTGACGAGGATACCAGTCACTAATTCGACCAACTCGCATCTAAAG